ATTCATCAATGACGGCATCCGCCATGCTTTGATCTGATACGGCTTCGATGGCTCCGCAGAGTGCATCGTAGTAGGCTTCTAATCCTTCGTGGATAAGGTCACCCTCGGCATCATCGTATACCGACATAGCGTACTCTTCCGGGGACTGCTCAGGCATTGGAGCCATGACCATCTCTTCGTCTTCCATACCCATCATAGGCTCCATGCCGTAATACTCCTTTAGGCTTTTGACGCTGTTACGATACTCGGCTGGTGTCGGTGTGATGCTTGCCTCAGCGATAGGCCACCGGGTGATTTCAGAAACATCACCCATGCTTTTCCGTTCTACCAAGTGTGCAGCTGCACCAGATGAAAAGCCCATCTTGCCTTGTTTGCATAACTTTGCAATCATGGACCCGTACTCATCGGCTAGATCCAACTGAGCCTCGTACCAAAGCCCGGTATTGTCCATCTTGATGTAACCGGTACCGATAGACTTCTTGCCTACACTTGTATCCATACCGTGGTGGTAGTACACATTGAGAGGAACCCGCTTACCTTCGGACATTGGAAAGCCGTAGTCGGTTGACTTGGTGAAATAATCACCTTCAAGGTCAGCACTCTGGGTATCGCCAAAGCGCACCAGATAACCCTTCACGTAACCGAGCCGGTCGCTCTTGATTCCGTCTACACTACTTGTAAGCACGTCCATGGTGTAAGTATCCCACATACCTAAATTAGGACTTCTGATTGATTTTCAAACTCTGGGATTATGTTGACGTATTCAACACGTACATTTTTATATTTGGATAAAGCCTCAACGATATCTACTTGGGCTGGCAAAACGCTAACCATAATACCTAGATCCTTCATAAGTTTTTTGGTGTTTGCTATTTCATTCAATGGTTCTAAGTATCCATCAAAAAATAGTCTTTGATTGTCATAAATCAAATTAGACTCTTGCCCACTTACGGTTATTGTTGCGATGAACATAGTACGTTATCCACCATAAATTTGAAGTATTCAAAGTCACGTTCAGCAAATGCCAGAGGGTCTTGAAGTAGGAATTCAATGCCTACGGAGGGGACTTCAGCTCCCGTAAACGATAGATCTGACATTACTAGACCAGCATAATCCCTGCCCCAGTTATCAACTTTGACATATCCTTGTGGGTGTAGTTCAATTCTGTCAAGTCGTGTTCTGTAGTTGTAGAATTTTGTTGTTGCTTGCCGTAATGTTGAGCTATTGAAATCTAAATAATGGATAAATTCGTGACCACCGATAGTTACGTGATCTTCTGTAAATGCATTTTTATTCAATGCAATTACGTTATGTTCTCGTGCATACCATCCACCTATACCTTTTCTACCTTTACCCTCAACAATAAATAATTGATTTGGTTTAACTCCTGATGACACAGGTAGAACTGGTTTTAATGGTCTTTCGTCAATCCATGAGACCACGGTTTGCATTTGACTAACCCACTTTGCGTGATCTGTTTCACTTGCAATAGCAGTTTCATGTGTTCGTATATTAGATCTATTGACTTGTGTTTTGTATATAGATTGATTAGGCGAAACATATTCTACTTGTATAGGTTTTTCAGACTTCAACGCCTCATTCATCAACGTTTGTCTTTGCAATTTCTGTTCGTTTATTTGTTCTGTGAGTTCTTCAATTTGTTTTCTAAGTACAATAGATTCTGGTTTTGGTGCATAGGCTCCTATCTGTAAGAACGCATCCAGATTAAATTCTCCCGGTGTGTCTTCTGAAACATTTTGAAATTGATTATCTAGCAACGATTGATATTGATCATCAAGGACTTTAAGTTTTGATCTAAGATCAGAGATAGTTTGTTTTGATGTCGCATCAATATCGCGTAACTTATCTCGCAATCTTTCAGCTGTTCTGGTGACAGGTTGCGCTTGCTCTATGACCTGTACTTGCTGAACTGGCTTTACAATTTCAGGCTTCACTTCTTCTGGCTTAGGTTGTGGTTTAGGTTTTTCAACTACAGGCTTTGGTGCTACTGGTTCTGGTTTTACTGGTAGAGGCTTAGGTTGCTCTATCGGCTTAGGCGGTTCTATAGGCTTTGGTTGCACAACAGGTTGTGGTTTTACTACTGGTTTAGGTTGTGCTACTTGTACAACAGGCTTAGGTTGTGCCGGAGGTGCAATAGGTTTAGGCTTAGGTGTTACTGGTGGCTTTGGCTTAGGGACAAATGGTTTAGTTGGAATTCCAAAATCACGTAATGGTTTCACGCGTGTCGTTGGCCCCCAATCACGGTTTGGCACAACTTCAACCATTTCATTTAGTTTCATACCGTTAAGATACATTTCGTATCTTTTACGCCCCATGATTGCAAACTTATCTTCTCTAGTTAAGCCAGCAAGAATACTTTCAGGCGTGGCTACCTCTGGCCGGGTATCCGGGATTGATGAATCGCCGGTAATCTCTGCCCAACTGAGGGTCTCCGGTATCATCACGCACCGGCAGTTCGGATGTGAAGGCATTATGGTATCTGTGGCTTGCAGGGTACCAGATAGAGCCAAACACGCAAGACAAACCCGGCTGTCCTGTGTTGCTTGCCTTCGGTATCCTGTAACCGCTGTGTTCTGGGTGTAGAGTTGCCGTTGGGCTTCACGGGCGCTGCGGATCATTTCAGTACGTGCTATCGTCTCGGCTCGGTAGCGTCCAATGTCTGCAGCTCTACGTACCCGACGTGCTACGGTTCGTGGACCTTCACCAAGGGAAATACCCTGTACAAGTGCCATCTGCATGGCATCAGTGGTCACCTGCGGTATGGTCGCAAATAACTCACCCAAAGGGCTTCCATCACCCGCCATGCCGACAAAGGCTTGGAGCTGCTCATCTGGCAGGTTTGTCCATGAACTTCCGAGACTAACACCCGCCGGTTTACGACCTGCCGCCGCTTCAACCATGCCGACGCTTGCCTCATTCGCAAGGATTGCTGCTTCGAGTTGTCCATCTGCTGTAATGGTTGCCCCCTCGATTGAAAACTTTTTGAGGTTCTTTCCAAGTTCCTCTATGTTGTCTATGATCCGCTGACGCATCCAGAGTATGGTTTCGCTTGGCGGTTCCCCGTTGGCTTCACGCTCGGCTATCCTACCCTCCAACGCTTCCAGCTCATCTATACTGGCCTTGGTTGCGGCCTTGTATGCCCTTTGCATCCGGCTAATGGCTACGCCTTCACGCTCCAAAAGATCGTTTCTAAACTTCTGCCCAGCGGCATATATCCGTGCTGTCCCGTTGTCTACTCGCTTGAGATTTCCTCCAGCGAATACCCGTAAAAAGGGTGAGACTTATACACTACCCCCGGAGTGCATACGTGGTCACCATCAAGGCTCTTGCCGTCAGGTTGCATAGCGTTACGTTTTGACGTTGACCAACTGAACCCTGCATCGCCGCCCCATAGGTCCCAAGCAACCCTACCGGGTGAAGGGAAACCCTCTTCACCACTGTTGAAGCCTTCGGCCTTCTTATCCACTTCATGACGGCTGAAGAAAGAGTACATCCGGAGTATCGTGTCTTCGGAAAGTTTCTCACCGTTTACGATTTGGTTAGCCCTTGCAAGGCCTACGCGTGTGCCGCCATCAAAGCCTTCTGCTTTCCAGTCAAGCGCCCTTTGTGCGGCTTCGACCATGCCAGCGTTCGGGACAAACTTCATCTCATACGCTTTGGCTTCATCACGCAAGGTAACCGGTGCGGCACCGGTGTGCTGCACTGGAAGGTTCAAGAAGTTAGTAACGCTACCCGGATCGTAGCCAGACCGAATCAAGATACCAGCCGCGTTGGTTGTCTCTGCAAGCGATGCACCGGTGCCAGCCTGAACGCTGATGGCGGATGGATGCAATACCCCGGTATCTTCCGGCACGGCTTCAAGGCCTGCTATGCGCTTGGCTTCAGCACGATCAATGATGCCAGCCTTGTACAACCGCTCTGCACGCTCTGCTTCAGCAGCAAGGTCATCAGCCAATGCCCGTACGCTTTCTAAGTCGTACTGTACAAAGTCACCCTCTTGGGTTTCTGGATACTCTGGCAACAGGTCTGCAGTAATCGCATCCGCCAAAGTACGGAGCAAAGGCACCATGCCATCTTCCCAAGCCGCTTGTTGGGCGGATTCATAATTACTGTAAGTAGAGCGCTCTAACCCGCTTCCAAGGCCTAAGACCATGGGGTTGATACCAAGGACTGAACAGATACGCTCTTCCGGTACACGCCTCACAGAGTCTAGTGCAAGCTCGGAAGGCGTAAGGGATACACGATCAAGTTTGTAGGCACCAGTCATAACCACGATGCCACCTGAACCGTCCCCGGTAAGGTCTTCGTGCAGCTGTCTTTTCACCTGCCGAGCATCATCGATGCTGATGTCTACTGTCTGGTCTTTGGCATCAGGACCAACAATCAAGGACGGCATAGCCCCGTTAGCAAGCAAACCGTATGCGGTAGTTGATGCAGTATTGTCGGTAGCAATCTCACGCAGTACAGCCATGACAGGAGACCTACCCAAGCGGATATCTTGCGGGTCACGGTTGTATCTTATGTGGATGATGTCAGACACAGGGATATCAAACGAACGGCCATCAGTAGTGTAGATGTAGTGAGTTAAAGGGTTCGTGCCATTACCTACCGGCCTAACCATGTCCTGCGGTAAGAACTGCAGGGCAGTCACTGTGCCACGAGTGCTTGATCGAATCTTTCTCAGGTACGTGTTACCAAAGAGTTTGTAATCCTGAATGACCCAACTCCAAAATAGGGACCCCATAATCATTGGGTCTGGTTGAGCCATCAGCTGAATAATTGGGTGGTCTTCTACCGGTTCCGCTTGCTGGCTGTCTACCGGTCGGTATAGCCTTGGTGTTGCTTGTGGGTAGTTCCTAACGTACCAATCAATGGCAGATGCCACGATGCCGTTCAAGCCAAGGTCACCGGCTATGCGTGACCAGTCTTTTGTTGAGCCGGGTAACGCACGACGTAGCAATGTCTGCAGCTGACCA